TAATCATATTATTATAGAGGCAATGGGAGGTTCAGGAGACAATGATGCCGAAAAAGCAGATAAAATAGTAAAAAAAATAGCTAAGGAAGTTACAATTGATAAGAATACTTAAAATACTTTGTATTTTTTTAAATAAAATTGAATTATATTTTATATATTATATATAATTCAATTTAGTAAAATGACAAATCCCGAATTACCAACTATTATTGATTACAAAAATGATAAGAATTATATACAAATTCTTAACAATTACATAAAAAATTTTATTGTGAATGATGGAAGTTGTTCATTAAAAAAATTAATTGAAATTATTCACTCGATTATTCCTGAGTTAAAAGATTTTTGTGAATTAAATCAAGAAAATTTTAAAATAACATCAATAAAAGACAAAGGGCTGATTGGAAAAATTGTTGAATTTTCATTATTTGGTAATTTACCAAACAGCGATTCATCACCCGACATGATTTATGGGGATATTAAAACAACCCATTTCAAAAGAATTGGCAAAAATGAAAGTAAAACCTTTAATGCGAAAGAAAGATTAACTTTAACCAATTTTGGAGACCCTGACAAACAAACAAACATAGATACAATAGCAGACAAAGATTCATTTCAAGAAACAAGATATTATGCTAAAGTCAAAAGCGGAATAATTTTAATTTTTGAGCACGAGTCAAGAAGTTTTGACACAATTGAGTCTTACTATGAAAAAAAAATTATGGGTATTGTCTTTTATAATTTAGATGATATTTTTGAAAATAATAATAATATTCAAGAAGTATTTCAAACCGATTTTATAAAAATAAAAACTTGTATAATAGAAAAAAATGTATCACAAGCAGGTCAACAATATTTACATATTCATCCACACGGTTGTAAAAATGGAAAAACACGCGCTTTTGGATTTACAAACAAATTTTTAACAAAAATGGTTTCTATTTATTTGGATTTACCAATAATAACAAAAGGTAGAAGTGAATATATTGAATTTTAATATTTAGCCAAAATTTTCTCAGCAAGTTTACAATATTCTTCACTAATATCAATTCCAATATATTTCCTATTATTTTTTTTTGCCATTTTACTTGTTGTTCCTGAACCTGAAAATGGGTCTAATACAATATCTCCTTCATTACTCCAACTTATAATATGGTCTTCTGCTAGTTGTTCAGGAAATATAGCAGGATGCTCATGGCTTTCTTTATCTTTTGAATTGAATCCTTTGCCTACATTATATTTCCAAATATTATTTCTAGGTGAGAAATCAGGAACAGGTTTAATATCACTTGTTTCTTGTAATTCGCCATTTTTTAATCTGGTTGTATTTTTACCCCAATTTGTGTGCCCAGCCCACTTATTTGGTTTGTCGCAAATTAAATTAACATTTTTTATTTTATCCTTACAAAATACAAACATATATTCAAATATTTGTGTGTATCTATTTCCATTTCTCTTTGCTGGAAATGAAGACGTGTTTTTTTCGTAAATCATTGTATCATGTAATTTAAAACCTAATTCCATAAATTTTAGAGCTTGACGAAATGATGTTCCGGATTCACTTCCATTAGTTGTAGCATCTCCAACAACCCAAACAACAACTCCGCCAGATTTTGTAACACGAAATAATTCAGCAATTATATTAGATAAAACAGTATCAGTAAAATTATATCCTTTATAATCTCTAATATCATCATATGGAGGACTAGTTATAGTTAAATCTATACTATTAGACGGAATTTCCTTCAATACTTTTTCAGAGTCTTCATTAATAATTTTATTAATAAAATCATCGATTAATTTTGTTTCAGGTTGAACAACAATATTTTTTGATTCGTTATCTTCTTCAATAATTATATTGGGCTTTTTAGTAGCTTTATTTTTTTTAGGTTTGATTGTAGTTATTTTTGAAATATCCATTTTCTTATATATGTATTGTTATTAACTTTAATATTATTTATAATCAATTTTTTTAAAAATAATAAGATTAAAAGTAAATATAAATATAAATATAGCTATTATAATGAGTAAAAAAATAATTAGTGAAATTGCTAATAGAGATGCTTTTTTTCATTTACTAGGGCACAATCCTGGTTTAATAATTTTAAAACTAGGAGCAACTTGGTGTGGTCCATGCCAACAAATTAAACATATAGTTCACGCTTTTTTTGCGAGCTCACCTGCGAATGTTGTATGTGGTGATATTGATGTGGATGAAAGCTTTGATTTTTATGCGCTTTTAAAGAGTAAAAAGATGGTAAATGGTATTCCAGTTATGCTGTGTTATAAAAAAGGAAATACTACATATATTCCAGATGATATGATTACAGGGTCTGAACCACAAGCATTAGATGCTTTTTTTAAAAGATGCGGTAAACATTTAATGGATGTAAGCAAAGTAAACCCTATTCCAACACAAGTTAAAAATAAAAACAAAAATAAAAATAATATATAATAAAATGATTCAAAGAGAAATTACAATATATATGTAACAAATGAATAATACTAAAAAAACTATTGGAGTTATAACTATTTGTCTCTGGTCAGCATTAGGATTTAAACGTGGTATGAATTCTTACGATTATAATTATTCAAATAATAGAATACATAAAAGCTCAACAAGACCACTTTATATAGATAAATCAGTTTGGGGGGGTGTCGGTACATTAATTTATTTAAATCCTGCTTCATTTTTCTTTGTATTGTATAAAGAAGTATACAGATTAGAAGTTAATTTAAGAGGGTTGGAAGACGAAAAAAAAACTACTTACTATAATGAAATCATGTAAATTATAAGAAACTATATTTTATTATTCAATTTTTGCGAACCCTTTTACAATAGCTGTTTTAGTTTTTGTTTCTATTGATTTATAATTATATTTATCATAAGCCTCGCAATTAATAATTAAATTAAATAAATTTTCTTGTATATCTTCTTTTGTGAATCCAAAGTCTAAACACTTAACAACAAATTTTGTAATTTTTCCTTTTGTTTTGTCATTGAATAAGCTTTCAAACAATGTTATTAAAATATTATTTAAATATTCAATTCTAAATATTGAATTACTAATTTTGTGTTGCCCAAACTTAACTGAGAGCTCTTGAATAGCTCGCTTGTTTTTACCTTTTGTAGACGTTTTTGCTAAGAAAGATGGAAATTTGATTTGTGCTTTAGTATGACAATTAGCGGAAGCACTAATACAGTTTACCGCAATATGTGGCATTAAATCCCAATTAGTAGCTTCAATATCACTTTCAAAAAGGTCAATATTACTTAAGCAATTCGCAGCGGCAAATAAATTATCTAAATTTATTAATTTATTTTCTTCAGTTTCATTCTTGCTTTTCATAGTATTAGCAATATAATTTTCATGAACCATTAAAGGAGACAAATCTGAATCGAGCCAAAATGTTTTGTATTTTCTTTCAAAATCAGTTGTTTGCGAAAGCATAATATTGGCCATATCAAATATACCTATTTGTGTGCTATCTTTGTCAAACTTCATTTCAGATTTGTGATTATACAACTGTAAATTATTTAATGTATTTCTAACATCATTATTTGAATTTTCTATAAGTGTTCTGGCGTTGATTTCTGATATTAAAATTTTTTCTTTTTTATAAATTGGATTAATAAAATTATAAATTTCATTTGTGCTAGGATTTCTAAACTTAATATCTTCGCAATAGGTCGCAAATGTTTTGAATGCTTGATTATATCTGTCATTACAAGTGCAAATAATTGGAATTTTTGTTTCTTTTATACAATCGATTAACGCAGAAATAAATCCGTGGTCGCTTAGGCAGTCTAAATCATTCACCACAAGCGCATTTTTTTTACCAAAAACAGTTTTAACAACTTGAAGCATAGGTTTAATTTTACCTTTAATATATTCTTTATCTCTTTCATCATCTGAGTTTAAATCAACGATATTATATTTCAGACTTTTTAAAATAATTTCAATGGAAAGAGTCTTACCGATTCCACTGTTTCCAGAAATAAGTAAACATTTTTTTGTATTTTTTGTATTGTTTTCTATATTTAAAATCCATTGCTGAATAGCATCAATATTCTTTTTATTTCCAACAATCCCGCTAATATCGGTTGGTTTATATCTTTGAGATAACATAGTTGTATTTCTTTATTGTAATATTATAATAAAGAAATAAATAAATATCATTCAATTTTATTTTATACTTTTTTAATTAAAAGTTTTTAACTCACAAGCTGAGTCACCGTGTGTGTGTCCATCATCAAAATAAATTCGATAAACTATTTTACATGGAACTGGATAAATTGGTTTAATAATTTGACTAGGACCACTATTGTAATTAAAAATAAATTGCCAAATAGTAATTTCTGATGTAATTGGTATTCTAATTTTTTCATTGGTACAATTATTAATAAAAAATAATTCTTTAATATCTTTACATTCAAATTGCATAGAGACTGTTTTGTACAAGTCTAAAAGTGATTGTTTTTTATAAACAGTTAAAAATTCTCCATAACCACATAATTTGGTAATTTCAAATATAAATTTATTATTAGGTATTTTATTACATAAATCTGTAAATTTTTCATTATATTTTGATTCAAGGTCCATTGTATATTTAGTAATTCAAACAATTTCTTTAAATAGATTTTAAAAATAGATTTTTAAATATATATATATATAATTAATATATGAAAACTCGAAAGAATATGAAAACTAGAAAGAATATAAAAAAAAATACACATAACACAAGTATAAAAAATAAAGATACTCAAAAACCACCTTTTCCTATTGATATTGTTTACACGTGGAAAGGAGAAAATGATTCAACTGATATGCGATTAAGATATAATAATGAATTAAAATATAGTTTAAGGTCAATAGAATTATTTGCGCCTTGGGTAAATAAAATATTTATTCTAATGAATAATTATAATCCACCTAGTTGGATTAAAGATAATGATAAAATAATAATTGTAGAACACTCAGAAACATTTCCATCAGCTGATTATTTACCAAACACAAATTCAAACGCAATAGAAACAACCATATCTAATATTAAAGATTTGTCAGAACATTACATATATTTTAATGATGATTTTTTTTTAGGTAGAAAAACAAAATATACAACTTTTTTTACACCAGATGGTAAAGCGATTGTTGATGATTATGTGCTAATTACAAGAGATATAGTAAAGGATAAAAATACATTAGGTATAAAATTTCCACCAAACTCTGATTCTATGTATAAACATGTTCCAATTCCGCAAATAAAAAGCTTAGTTCAAAAATTTAACAAAAAATATGCTGATTATATAGACTGGATACGTAAAATAAAAAAAAGAAATGAAAAAGGCTTTGATGTATGTAAAAAATATAATTTAAATGCTCCTTGTCAACAAATTCATTATCCTGTGGCAAAATATATGTATTCAAAAAAAAAGGCAGTATTAGTTAATAATAATCATGTTAATAATAAAAATGTATGGTATGTATCATCAGCAGATATTACATTAAAACCAAAATTATTAACAGAACTTTTAGATGTTAAACCTACATTATTTTGTATAAATGATTCTGAAGAAGATATAAAAAAAAGAAAAAATATTTTAAAAAAATTACTAATATTTTTTAATAAATATTATCCAAATAAGGCAAGCTTTGAAAAATAACATTTTCATATAGTATATAAATGTTTGATTCAAGTCAGTTAATTGATGTTGGATTAATTGAAAATGATTTACCTGATAATAATTTAAACAAAGATAATAAACCAGATGATAATTCGGTAAATTGTTGTTCATATTTGAATAATTATTTAATTAATTGTGTATTATGTTGTTTAATATGTTTAAATTAATATGTATTTAAACATTTTGATTTAGATGATATTTTAAATCTTTTTAAAATTCAAAAAAATTTTGTAGAACAACATATAAAAGCAGCAAAAATAGTTTAAAATTCCATAGCTTAGTAATTATTTCGAATACATGTTTATTAGTAGAAATTTTATTACGCAAATCATCGAATTTAGAGTTTGTTATATTTTAAATACAAGGTCCATTATTTAATTTATAATCTTGTATAAATTGAATAATTTTTTAAATCTTTTATGTATATATATATATATGAGTAATCTAATAGGTCCTACAGGTCCAAAAGGTGGTTTTGGTGCGCAAGGAAAAAAAGGCGATATTGGTCCAACCGGACCTAAAGGAATTGATGGATTTAATGGATCAAATGGTCAACAAGGCCAACCCGGACCCGCAGGTCAAAAAGGTGATACAGGTCCTCAAGGCCATCAAGGTCAAAAAGGAGATACAGGTCCTCAAGGACCAGCTGGTCCTGAAATAAATGAAAGTTTGATTAGTTTAAAAGCAAATTTAGAAAGTCCTACATTTACAGGAACAGTAAAAGGCATTACTAGTGGAATGATAAGCGACCAAATTACTACTATAAGTAATAGCAATAATCAGGATTATACAATTACAAGTTTGGATGATGGTAATACAATATTTAATGTTTCTTTAGATTCAGAAATTGTAAAATCACCAATTATAGGTTATGGATTAAATGGTTCTACTTCATGTGTATGTGTTGTAGGAACAAATATATATATTGGTGGAAATTTTACAACAGCTACCAATCCAAATGGTACTGTTATAACAGTAAATCGTATTTGTAAATATGATACAGTAACAGGTTTATATAGTGCGTTAGGATTAGGGTTTGAAAATGTATGTAATACTATTTGTGCGGTAGGAACAACAACTTTATATATTGGTGGAAGTTTTACAACCGCAACACAATCAAATGGTACTGTTTTAACGGTAAATCGTATTTGTAAATATGATACAGTGTCCGGATTATATAGTGCTTTAGGGTTAGGATTAAGTACTGTATGTAATACTATTTGTGCGGTAGGAACAACAAATTTATATATTGGTGGAAGTTTTACGACCGCAACGCAAACAAGTGGTTCTGTTTTAACAGTAAATCGTATTTGTAGATATGATATAACAGGAGCTAGATATTATGCTTTAGGGTCAGGATTAAATAGTACATGTAATACTATTTGTCTGGTAGGAACAACAACTTTATATATTGGTGGAAATTTTACAATCGCAACACAATCAAATGGTATTGCTGCAACAGTAAATCGTATTTGTAGATATGATATAACAGGAGCTACATATTATGCTTTAAGTTTAGGATTAAATGGAACATGTAATACTATTTGTGTTTCAGGAACAAATTTGTATATTGGTGGAGCTTTTACATCAATAGTAACACAAACAAATAATTCTATTCTAACAGTAAATCGTATTTGTAAATATGATATTAATAATAATCTATTTTCTTCATTAGGTTTTGGGTTATTAGGTGGTGATTGTTCGACTATTTGTCTTGTAGAAACAAATTTATATATTGGTGGTGCTTTTACATCAGGTATAGATTCAAATAATAATGTAATAAACTTCCGTTATTTATGTAAATATTATATAGCAAATAGTATAGTAACCCCATTAGGAACATTATTAAGTGGAACTAGTAGTTGGATTTGTTATGTAAATTCAAATTTATATATAGGCGGTGGCTTTACATCAGCAAATAATATATTAGTAAATTACATGTGTAAACATCTAGGTATAAATTTATTTTATAACACTACTTATCTAAATACGATAAATATAAATAATAATTTTGAGTTAATTAAAAAAAATACAATAAATAACAAAAAATATGTAACATTAATAAATAATAATAAAAAACTTATTTTTTAGATAAATATTATAATTATATAATTGTAATATTTTACTATTATATTATACTATTATATATTAGTATAATGAACAATACAACAGGAATTACAGGTCCAAGAGGTCCATTAGGTTCGTTGGGTTTTAAAGGACCAATAGGAATTACTGGTGTAACAGGTCCGAAAGGAGATATTGGAGTAATAGGTCTACAAGGAGCAATTGGTTTTAATGGTCCACAAGGACCAACAGGACCAACAGGAACAACAGGAACAACAGGAACAACAGGATCAATAGGAATTACAGGACAAACACATGTTAATTTTAATTTAAAGGCTAATTTAGAAAGTCCTACATTTACAGGAATAGTAAATGGAATTACAAGCAATATGATAAGTGATAATAATGTTGTAATTAATAATAATACAAACCAAGATTATAATATAAATAATTTAAATAATGGAACAACAATATTTACAGCTTCAAATAATTCAGTTTTAAATTCTCCCAATTTAGGAAAAGGATTTAATAGTGGATGTTATGCATTATGTGTTATAGGAAATTTTCTATATATGTGTGGCAATTTTACTACTGTTACTAATTCTGATGGTAGTATTGTAAATGCGAATTATGTATGTAAATATGATACTGTAAACAATGTATTTTCAGCGTTGGGGAATGGATTGGACAGCACTTGTTTCGGTATGTGCTCTCTAGGGAATGATATATATATTGGTGGAGCATTTACAACAGCTACTAATTCTGATGGTAGTATTTTAAATGTGAATTATGTATGTAAATATGATACTGTAAACAATGTTTTTAGAACATTAGGAAATGGTCTAATAGTTTCAGGATTAACGAGAAATTGTAATTCTTTATGTGTAATAGGAAATTATTTATATATTGGTGGCACATTTATTTCGGCTTCTAATATTAATTCTACTAGTGTAAATTCAAAAAATATATGTAAATATGATATTATAAATAATATTTTTTATCAAGTAGGTAATGGTTTAAGTGATGATTGTTTATCTATGTATGCTATAGGTTCTGATTTATATATTGGTGGAGCATTTACAACAGTTACTAATTCTGATGGTAGTATTATAAACGCAGGTCGTATTTGTAAATATGATACTATAAACAATGTTTTTTTAAATTTAGGGTTTAGTTTTAATAAAAATTGTTATGCTATAAATTCTGTAACAACGGCAACAGGTATACAATTATATATGGGTGGAAACTTTTCAACAGTTACAGATTCAAATAATATTGTTATGCCTATGAATAATATATGTAAATATGATATAAATTTAAATCAAATTTCTTCATTAGGTGTTGGTTTGAATTCTTATTGTACTTTTATATATTGTTTAAATACTGATTTATATTTTGGTGGTTACTTTACTAGTGCCAATAATATACCAGCAAATTATATATGTAAATATGATACTATAAAGAATGTTTTTTCAACATTAGGTTCTGGTTTTAATAATTTCACTTCAAATATGTGTGCTGTAACAAACCAATATGGAATTTGTTTGTATATTGGTGGATATTTTACCACATTAAATAACGTATATGTAAATTATATATGTAAATATACAGGTATTAATTTATTTTATAATAATACATTTTTAAGTTCGATAAATAATAATAATCCTTATGAAATAATAAAAAATAATAATATAGATAATAAAAATTATATATCTTTATTAGGAAATAACAATAGTTTAATAGTTTAATAGTTTAATAATAGTTTATTATATGTTTAAATTAATATATATTTAAAAATTAATTAAATAAAATATATATTAATGGATTTAAATATTGATAATTATGATTTAGATGACATTTTAAATCTGTTTAAAATGCCAAAAGATTTTGTAGAAGATGACGTAAAAGCAGCAAAAAAAATAGTTTTAAAAACACACCCAGATAAATCGGGACTACATCCAGATTATTTTCGTTTTTATTCTCAAGCATACAAAAAAATATATTTTATTTGGAAATTTAAATCATCAACAAAGGATAACAATTTAAAAACTTATGAAGAAATTGCTAACGATGAAAAAGTTGGTCATTTTAGCAATCACAAAAAAGATAAACTGACAGATTTTCTCTCTTCGAATCATTTAAAAGAAGGTAAAAACTTTAACAAATGGTTTAACGAACAGTTTGAAAAGAATAAATTACAGAGTGAAGAAGAAACAAACGGATATGGCGAATGGCTTAAATCAAATGAAAATAAAGAAGAAAATAAAAAAATATCTTATACTCAAATGGGTGAAAAGATTGAAAAAAAAAAGCAACATGTACGTTCATTAGTAGTACATAAAGGAATCGATGAATTATATTCAAATTTTAGTGGTGCGAGTAATTTAACTGGTGATAGTCCAGAATGTTTTGGTTCTGATTTATTTAGTAGTTTACAGTATGAAGATTTAAGAAAAGCACACGTAGAGTCAGTTATTCCAGTTACAATGGATGATTATAATAATGTTAAAAAATTTAAGAACTTAAATGAATATAATAATTATAGAAATACTCAAGATATTGTACCATTATCAGAAATTCAAGCAGCCGAATATCTAAATAATAAAAATAAACAAGAAGAAATACAAACAACAAATAGAGCATATAAATTAGCGAAACAATTAGAAGAAACAAATAAAAATCAATCAAATTTTTGGGGTTCTATAATGAAAATTAAAAACTGATTCAACAATATTTTATTTGTATATAGGCAAATAAAATATAATAGTATAATATATGAAGTCAATTACGAATTATATTATACTTTTTTTTATTCTTATTGTTCTAGGTATATTACATAAAAAATTTGAAGAAAAACGAATACGTGAAGAAAATAAAGATAGTTCTGAAGCTATTCAAAATTATTTATTAGATGATGTAACTTTAGGTAAGAGTAAAAAACCGATATTATGGCTTCACATTCCTTATGAATATAATTCAAGAAAATGGTTAAGTTTTGGCTCTCGAAGTTCTTTTGATTTAAATCAACCTTATTTATATTTAACAGTTAGAAGCATAATGAAAAAATGTGACCAATCTTTTACAATTTGTATAATAGATGATAATTCATTCAAAAAATTATTACCAGGATGGTCTATTGATATGTCAAAAATTTCTAATCCAATTTCAGATAATATGAGAAAATTAGGAATAATGAAATTAATATACAAGTATGGAGGTCTAAACTGTCCAATTTCATTTTTATGTATGAAAGATTTAACAGGACTATATCAAAAAGGAATAAGAGGAGATAAAATGTTTTTATGCGAAAATATTGATAAAAATGTGACTTCTGCTACATTTGATTTTTATCCTGACTTGAATTTTTGTGGTGCGCCTAAAAATAATGAAACCGTAAGAGAGTTTATTGATTTTATGCAGCGAATTTCATCAAATGATTTCACCGCACAAAGTCAATTTTTGGGTGATTTTGATAGATTTGCGAATAAAAAAATTCAAAATGGTCGAATAAATATGATACCTGGAATAGATGTGGGAATTAAAACAGTTGATGATAGGCAAATAAAACTAGAAGATTTAATGTCTAATAATTATTTGAATATTTATCCTCAGACTTACGGAATATGG